TACTAATATGGCTTACTCCATCACAACAGCCGATGGGATAACCATTGATAATATCCCAGATGATGTTGCACCTGATTCAGCAGAACTTAAACAGCGAGTAGCGACAATTAGATCAACATTACCACCATTAGAGGTCACTGCACCTATGCCTACTGAAGCAGAGAAAGCTGCCTTTGAAAAAGAGATGGCTGACCAAGGTTTCTTTGAAGGCATTGGTGAATCCATTACAGGCACTAGACGAGCCACACCTACGACTGAATCATTGCCCGACTATGCTGGTATGCCAGAGTTAAATACTTTTAGCATGGCTTCGTTTAAATCAGGGCTTGGCACAATGATGACTAGCCCAGAGGAAACTGTGCAAGTTATTCAAGCCAACTTCCCTGGTGTTCAAGTAACGCAGGATGAGAAAGGCAATTACTTATTGCAATCATCCATTGATGGCAAATCTTATGCAATTAAACCAGGCTTTCAAGTAAGCGATATTCCTCGTGCTGGGGCGGCTGTGGCTGCGTTTACTCCTGCTGGTAGGCTATCTACCATTCCTGCTGCGATAGGCGGTGCTGCGGCCACACAAACGGCAATAGAGGCATCGCAAGCAGCAACAGGTGGTGAGTTTAATCTAGGTGAGGTTGGTATGGCTGCGGCTACTGCACCAATAGCACCATTGTTATCTCGTATCATTCCACCAGCTTTTCAAGCAGTAAAAGAAGGCGTTAAGAGTGTTGTAGGTAGAGTTGCACCTGCCGTTGCCCCTGCTGTAGCACCAGCCGTTGCGCCAGTGGTTGCACCTGCCGTTGCTCAAGTAACAGATGATGCTGTTAATGTATTAGTTCAAAAAGCATCTGGTCGTGGTTTTGGTTCAACTGCTGCACGTAATCGTTTGGCTGACCTTGCTCAAATTAATGTGGCTGCTAAAGAAGCGGCTGATCGTCTTGGCATTGAATTACCTGCTGACGTATTTAGTGACAGTCCACAAGTAAGGGCTGCGGCTGGCTTAACTAGGTCTGTGGCTGGCAGTGATATAGAAGCTGCATGGAGAACTACGGTAACAAATGCAGTAGATAAAGCAGATAATATACTTAAACAGTTTGATGCTACATTTGTTGAAGGTGCAGTTGCGCCAGGCGTTGTATCACAAAAGATAAAAGATTCACTCACATCAACAAGGTCTAGCCTAAATAAAGATGCAGGTAAGATTTATAACTTAGTTGATGAGGCAGTGCCAAAGACAACCATTGTTACTCTGCCAAAACTTAAACAAACACTCGATGCTGTTAAAGCAGAGGTTGGCGATAGAGGTATGTCGGCAGCAGAACAAAACCTTGCAAAAATGATAAGTGAGGGCAAAGTTTCTTATGGTCGTTTGATGCGTGAGAAAACGCTTATAGGTAAGGCTTTAAGCAAACTGGATTCACCTTATGGCAGCATGGCTGAAGCTGATTTAAAACGCTTATATGCGGCCTTATCTGACGATCAATTAACCAATGTTGCTAACATAGGCGGTGAGCCTTTACGTCAACAACTACGTGCTGCTAACTTATTGTATGCAAAAGAACGTGCATTAGGTCAGCGTATTGTTAATGCCTTTGGTCAAGACATCGAGGGCAGTGTTGCTAATAAGATGCGTACTGCCATCACCAGTGCTGCTAAAGGCGATGCTGGCGAGTTTAATCGTTTACTTAAGTCTGTGCCTAAGGATTTGCAAAAAGAAACGGTTGCTACGGCTTTGGCATCTGTTACACGATCAGCTAGAGGTGCAGAGAAAGGCGGCTTTGGCTTTTCAGAGTTTGCGGACATCTATCCTAAACTACGTGCTAATCCACCTGTTTATAAAACCATTGTTGATACACTAGGCAAAGATTCAGCAAATACATTACGTGACTTGTTTGAAATATCAAAACGCATAACTGAAGCTAGAGCTATGGTTCTAACTACTGGTAAGGCAAATCAAGCATTTGCAAACCCAGAAGGTTTAATTGGCAAGGTAATGGAAAGCAGTATAGCGCAACGTACAGCAACAGGATTAACAAGCACTCTGCCTGGTGGCGGTATTATTGCGCCTGATATAATTAACTTTATGTCTAAAGGTGCTGATGAACGTGTTATTGCGGCAGGTAAGTTATTTGCAGATGAGAACTTTCAAAAACTTGCTATTGATTCTGCTAAAGGCACACCTAGTGCAGCCACACTTAAAGCAACGGTAATGTCATCAGCATTTAAAAAGTTTGCAGATGCAGCTAAGTTACCAACATCAGTAGATGCAAGATTACAATGGCTACAACAAGCAGTGCAAGCTGAACGCCAATTCGATCAGGAGAATAAATAAATGTCAGTATCTGTTAATCCACCCTATCCGATATTCTCGGAAGCCGATGGTCTGCCACTAGAAAATGGTTATATATGGATTGGCGCAGCTAACCTTGATCCGCAGACTAATCCTATCAATGTCTATTGGGATTCACAGCTAAACATTCCTGCTGCACAGCCTATCCGAACATTAAATGGCTACGTTGTTTATAACGGAACACCATCACGCTTTTACACCAGCACTAATTACAGTATTCGTGTCATGGATAAAAATGGTAATACTGTTTATACATCATTGAGTGGTAATTCTTTTGGACTTTCTGGTGGAAATGAAGTTATTACTGCAACTGATGGTCAAACTGTATTTAATTTAAATTTTACTTATGCAGCAAACACTAACAGTTTATTTGTCTTTGTAAACGGCAGTAAGCAAATAGTAACGCTAAACTATACTGAATCATCAAGTACATCCATCACATTCCTAACTGGTTTAAATCTTGGTGACGTTGTTCAGTTCATTGGATTTTAAAAGGGGCATCAATCATGTTAAAAACAGTATCATCAATCACCAACGCCATCGGTGCGTTAAATTATAAAGGCACATGGAACGCCTCTACTAACAGTCCTGCACTAGCATCTGGCGTTGGTACTAAAGGCGATTATTATGTTGTTAGCGTTGCTGGCTCTACTAACTTGGATGGCGAAACATTGTGGGGCGTTGGTGACTGGGCTGTTTATAATGGCGCAGCATGGCAAAAAGTAGAAGGCGGTAATACTATTAACGCTACTACTGTAAGCGCATCAACCAGTGTTACAACACCTGTTATCCAAGCAACAAGTTCTGCTGGTGGTACTCTTAAAAATAATAGTGGAACTGCTCAACTTCAGTGGGGTTCTGGTGGTGGCAGCAATTTGTCACTTGAAGTGGCAACTAACATCAATCCTGCTAATGCTGCTGTTGCTATCAGTCCAACTGGTACTGGTACTGTAACAATTAACCCAGCAACTGCTAGTACGATGAATAATGTTGCGATAGGCAACACAACACCATTAGCAGGTGGTTTTACTACTGTTAAAGCTGCAACAACTGTTGGTGTAGGTGCAGCAACACCAAGTGCATCAGGCGCAGGTATCACATTCCCTGCCACACAATCAGCCAGTACAGATGCTAATACGCTAGATGATTATGAGGAAGGTACTTGGACACCAAATCAAGGTTCAGGATTAACTGTGGTTGGTGCTTTTACCTCTAGTGGTACATATACAAAAGTTGGAAGATTAGTAACTGTAACAGGAATTTTGTTTGGTGCAACTTCAATTGCAACAGGCATTGCGGGGCTTATATCTACCAATTTACCTTTTGCCCAAGGTGCTGGAAACGCAATTGGTAGGTGTATAAATTCTGCTTGGACTTCAGGTACAGATATTATTGCATCTGGTACAGACCTTTATAGTGCTACTGCTACAACCGCAGGTTCGTATATTTTCTTTTCAGTCACATACCAAACAGCTTAGAACAGAAAAAGTAATAAAATCTTATAAGGATAGCCAAAATGACAACACTCGTACCTAAATATGACCAAGGCGGAACTGGCGCAGTCAATAGATCTATTAATTTAAAATTAGCTGAATCGGTTAGCGTTTTAGATTTTGGGGCTGTAGCCGATGGCGTTATATCTCCATCTAGTGGTGCTGATAACGGCCCTGCTTTTAGAGCTGCTTTACTTGCTTTAGCTACAGTAGGGGGCGGTACATTAGAAATACCTTTTGGTACTTATAGAATTACTACTACGGTAATTATCCCATCTAATATAGTAATTAAAGGAAATAACTCTTTTATTGTTGGAGCTGGAATTGGTAGTGCTACAGACCTTTTTCAAAGCGGGTATTACAGTAGTGGGGCTATTATTACGAATATAGGGACAGCCGTAGAAAGTCATACAGTATCTTTTTCTATATATGATTTAACAATTTATTATTGTGGAAAAGCATTTAATTTTTACGATGTAATAAATGGAAGTATTTTTGAACGTCTTTCATTTAACGATTGTACTTATGCAATGTATTTAGATAGATGTTTTTACGCATCCTTTAGAGATATTACTAGCCGAGGAACTGCAAGTGGGGCTACAAATGCGGCTATATTTTTAAATAATGTTAATAATGTACAAAATTTTTGTTCTGTTTTTGTAATTGGTCGTGTATTAGGATGGCAAATTGGGGGCGGTTCTAATGCGTTAAAATTATTTAATTGTAGTGCTGAAGGTTGTGAAACAGGGGTATATATTACTAATGAAACAGGACCAATAGCCTTTGACACTTGTTATTTTGAAAATATACTAACAGGAGCCGCTATTGCAGTAAATATAGATACCCTATTAGATAAACTTCAAATTAGCTTTACAAATTGTTTTTTTAATGGATGTACTACAGGTATTAAAATGCCTACTGATAGTAATTCAAGAGGGCGTGTTATTGTTGATGCAACAAATAGATTTAATGCTTGTACGACGTTTGTAGATTCAAACGTAAGTTCTATCTATCACCAAAATAGAATCACGTATACTCCCGAAGCAATTGACGCTGCCACTTTACCTATATTACCTACTGAAGTTTTAATTAGTAAAGGGGATATAGTAGATTGTAATCAACTTTGGTATGACAATACATCAGCACCAGCTATGCGAAGTATGGTTCATGGCACATCATTAATACCATTTAACCATGAAGGTAATGGTGGAACTGTAGGTGGGGCCGCAAATGCACATCCATTTATTGCAGTATCAAATACAGGAAGTGGTGTAACTGTTTCATTAATATTAGATACTAAAATTGTATATGATAAACATACGTCTAATGTTATTTATAGGTTAACTGTAGCTGATGCTTCTACAACTGTTGAATTATATGGCCTTGTATTTGGTACTCTAGTTAGTCAATTAGATGCAGTAGGTAAAACTGTAGTGGCTTCAGATAATGGTGGCTATTTACGCATAACAATTAATAATTTTAATACGACAACAAATGTTAAAGGTATTATAAGGTTTATATAATGGAAAAACTATTCTCATTGTTTATGAAGTTATCAAGCCCTCGTATTCCAGTGCCATTGGATAAGCAAGCGCACTTTTCTATGGGCGCAATACTTGGCTTTTTGTTTAACTATGCCATAGGATGCTGGGCTATTCTAGTTGTCGCATTGATAGCACTTGCCAAAGAAGTGTATGATTATAACCACCCAAACCATACGGCTGATGTGTGGGATTGGGTAGCAACTGTTTTAGGTGGTGTATTAGGTTTAATTTTAGGAGAAGTATTATGGCAACTAATAGTCAGATAGCATTTACGCCACTTGGCGAAACACTTGTGATTGCGGCAGCAGCCGTAGCACCAACAGGTTTACAAGCCACTGTTTACGCTAAGTACGATGCGTCAAATGTTGGTCAATATCGTGTTGTAAACGCTGGTTTAAACACAGTATTCTTAGGCACTGGCTCAACTGCAGCAGAGGCCACAGCCAATGCAGTAGCACCAATAGCTGGAGACCCATCACCTGCCATCGTATTAGTGCCAGGCGCAGTTGAAATACTACGCTTTGCAACAGGCACATTCTTTAGCGGATTAGCAGCAGCAGCAACAACTGTTTATATCGTACCTGGTCAAGGTATCTAATGTCATGGATCAGAGTGTTCTTAACCTTGTCATAATGACAGTAGGTTCAGTCTTTGGTTGGGTGCTGCGTATGTTATGGACAGCATCGCAGGAACTCAAAGCTGACTTAGCTAAACTGCGTGAGGAATTGCCAAAGGATTACATAGCTAAAGACGATTATCGGCAAGATGTTAAAGAGTTAAAAGATATGATTAGCAAACTGTTTGATATATTGGAAAAACGTAGATCAACATAAAGTTATCTTAAATGAAACAATTTTTGTATTTAATTTTAGGTTTAATTATTGGTGGTTTAATAGCAGCAGGTTCAGCCTATGCGGATCAAACGACAATCAACTACAAAGGGCAACCAGTCCCAAGTGCAATGGCCCCTTCAATGTCAGCTTTCAGTCAAGATGTTTGCGGCATTGGTATCAGTGGTGCTGTCAACGGTGGCGTATTTTCTGTAGCTGGTGGCACAATGGTCACAGACAACAATTGCGTGCGCTTACGCTGGGCAAAGTTCTTAAGTGATAGTGGGTTAAAGGTTGCAGCAGTATCGTTGGCCTGTGCCGCAACACATGAGAATTGGGTGGCAATGGAGATGTCAGGCTCACCCTGTCCTATTGGTGGTGCAATTGGTGATGCAGCTAGGAAGGCGTGGTATGACTTACACCCCGATTGGTTTGAGGAAATCTATGGTAAGAACTTTGTTCTTATTACTCCTCTGCCTGATAACTCTAAGGAGTAATTATGCTCAAGCAAATTGTTACGCAAGTCAGTGGTCATCTTACGGCCCTGTTTTTTCAAGTCTTAGCGTTGCTCAAGGCACTAGTCTGCAAGCCTGTCAGTTGCTTGCGTGTCAAATATATCCGAATATCCCAGAATGTCCGCAATTTTTATCTCCTGAACCTCCTGCGTGTTCCGACAGGGTCGAATATCAATCTATTGCGTGTGAACCTAATAACAGTGGGGCAGTTAATCAAAGCCGCACTTATCAGTGTCAAAGTCAATCTTTTACAGATTGGGTTACTACTTCTAACAACTGCACGCCAAATCCGCCAACTTGTACCTACAGCGCAATCACCGAGGAAAGGCAAGCCTGTGGGGATAACCAAATCGGCTCGATCACATTTAAGCGTGAGCAAAACTGCCCAGACCAATACGGTCAGCCCATTGATTCAGGATGGTACGAAATATCAAGGTCGTGCCAAGCGGCACCGCCAACGTGTCAAACAACCGTTGAAAGCCAAGCCTTAGTATGTCCAGTAAACTTTTCAGGGACAATACAGCAAGCCAAGACAAATACTTGTCCAGACCCTTATGGTCAACCAGTGCAAGGCAGTTGGGCCACTGTGTCCAATTCATGCACACCAGATCCAGCAACGTGTTCAGCATCAACGCAAATTAGGACTTTATCGTGTCAAGAGGATTACGTGGGGGCGATAATAGAGAACAGGATATCAAGCTGTGCCACACCTTACAGCGAGCCTGTGTGGAGCAACTGGATGGTGACACAGGACACTTGCGTCAAGAGTCCAACCAACGTAACGAATATGAGCAGTCCATTGAATCCAGTCAGTCCAATAGCGCCAGCGATGCAGGAAACAGTGGTGCAGCAACAAGAGCAACCAGCAATGGAAATGCCGAGCATACCAGCTACCCCTGCGCCCACTGCAACGACTACGACCCAAGAGACAACACAAACACCGACAGCACCGCAAGCACCCAAGGGCAAGGAATTAGTACCAGGCTTTGGGATTGTGTTGAGCCTAGAGATTTTAAACAAGCCTATGCAGATTCAAGAGATTCAATTGAACGATGCACTGGCATACCAGCAGGAGTTACCGTATGAGCTTAAAGGAAACCAAGGAATCTTACTCGAACTACTCAGCGAAAACGCTATTATTAGTGATTTTTGGAGTATTAGCACCGCTAGGTGGGACGGTTTACGTAGGAATAACGACTTACAACCGTGTTATAGCTGCGACTGAAGCCATTGAAGCTGCCAAGCCATACGATGATACTGAGTTAAGGGCTGAGGTAAACGCACTTAAGGTTCAACTGGCTGCACAGCAATCATCTGTAAACACAGTTAAAGATGCTATGGTGACTACATCAAACCAGCTTGTATCAATGCAAGAGAAGGTGTCTAACGCTATCGGAACGGCTAACGAGGCTAAGGCCATCACTAACGGTAACGTGCGTGAAACGGCTGCGTCTTTGTTAGGTGTGCGTGAGGAAATGAAAGCAACCAGAGAAGGCATTGAATCACAACTTAAAGCACTTAAACGTGCTACCTCTAACCCACTAGGAAATTAATTATGTTATCTATAATCTCAGGTCTGTTAGGCATCGGATCATCTGCCTTACCAAGCATATTAGGATTCTTTCAGCAGAAGGGTGATCAGAAGCATGAAATGGCTATGGCTAGATTGCAGACTGAACGTGAAACTGCTATGGCTGCTGCTGGCTTTGCATCACAAGAAAAGATAGAAGCCATTAAGCTAGATGAACTAGAAGTGCAAACGTATGCTCAGGAACGTGAGGCTTTGTACACACACGACATGAAAATGATGGACAAGGCATCACAAGCCACAGTAGATTTAAACGCTAAGGTGCGCCCTATAATTGCTTTTACCTTTGTTGGCTTGCTAGTGTTTGTTGATGTTGCTGGCCTTGTCTGGGCAATATACACAGGCGTTGAGTTCACTACGGCAATGGCTTTGGTATTTTCTGATGATGAAATGGCTATTGTTTCAAGCATAATCGGCTTCTACTTTGGTTCACGCCAGTGGGAAAAGCATCGTGAAGGTAAGTAAAGAACTAATTAAAATGCTGAAACACCATGAGGGCGTGAGATACAAACCGTATCAATGCCCTGGCAAGCTGTGGACTATTGGTGTGGGCCATGTAATGTACCCAGAGCAAGCAAAGATACCATCAAACATAGATGGCATGGCTGCGCGTAAAGCGTACCCATTGAAACAACAAGATAACCGTAAATGGAGTGAGGTGGAAGTTGACGCAATACTGGCTAAGGATGTCGTACGATTTGAACGAGGGGTTGTCCGTTATCTACCTATACGACTTTCACAAAATGAATTTGATGCTTTGGTCAGTTTTAGCTTTAACCTTGGTCTTGGTGTACTTCAGCGATCAACCATCCGTCAAGCGTTGCTACGTGGCGATAAAACGACTGCCATACAAAGCCTACTCAAGTATAACAAAGCTGGTGGTAAGGTCTTAAAGGGCTTGGATAACAGGCGCAAAGATGAGGCCGCACTGTTTAATCGTGATTCGTAAATTTTCTTTCTGTTTGTAAATAAATGAGCAGCTTAAAAGCATTAAGCAACTCATAATCTACTGGCTCTAATACATCTGGAAAGACAATGCCGACCATGCGGCAATCGTCTATGAGGTCTTGCGTTGGGCTTTTAATAATAATTCTCTTAGTTCTTTTAGTTGTGCTTCAGTCATAAGTTCTCTCGCTAGTTTTAATTCGTTTTTTAAATCCATAATTATATAATGATCCGACTCCATACCTTGTGTAAGGTAGCGGATGTGTTCTGTAAGTTCCCAGACATTATTCATACGCTGCTGCCTATATAGGTGGCAGTGCTGTCTTTAAACTTAACTTCAACGCTGCATGGTGAGCCTGTGCTGGGTTTAACCAGCTTGTATATACCAAAGCCCATAGCCAGAACAGCTATTAGTATTAATCCACTAATGACCACTGCTGCTCGATCACCACTTCTGTCGCAGTCACAGTCACGGCCTTGGTTGCACTGTTTTTGACAAGTCATAATAAACTCCCTTATTTACAAACATTCTGCCAGCGACCATTGACTTGCATATAGTCGCATTGAGTTGTGCCGATTGGTGGCACTCGCAATGATGGCAGTGGTTTAAATTTCAATGTAGGCAGCGGTGTTAATGGTGCAAAATTTGTTGCTGGGGCATCAAACACATTATCACAAATGTCTATTGCCTCGCAATTCTGACCAAGGTCATCACATACATTGGACTTATAACACTTAGCAAAAACTGGCTGGCTAATTAAGGTTAATGCTATTAGTGCTATTAGATTACGTTTCATTATCTTTTAACTCCTCTAATTCTTTATCAGAAAAAGCATCAACCCAATTAACTTTTGGCTTGTCTTTAGGCTTACGAAAGATAGCATCAAACTTATCAGCATAGCTGTCGCTGTATTTGCTTTTGATTAAGTCACCAGTAATTGGGTTTTTAGTAGCCATGATTAGAACGGAAAATCCGATTCCAAATCATCCATTGGATCAGCTTTTTTAACTGGCTGACCTTGTGGGACAAACGGCTCACTGAACGCTAGGCTCATAAACTTTTTGCCGTTAGATTCTTTAAGCCATGCTGACATACGCATCTTAACTCCATTGACCAAGCAGTCACCTTGATAGTCTGGGTGCTTGCTTTCAGTCTTTTTCTCATTCCTAAATAGTGCGCCACTGTTATCACGTTGTTCATATTGTGCCATTTTATAACTCCTAGTAATTGTTAAACTCTGCTGCTTCAATCTTACGATAATCAGGCACGATCCCTTGTGCCACCAAATACCCATCAAGCCAATCTGCTACGTTTATCTTTAATGCTGTGTTTTGGTCTAGCCCAGCTTCAAAGGCTGCTCGTACTAAATCAGCTCTGACTTCTTTTACTGTGTTCTGGGTTTCACGCAGCTCACATAGTAACGTGCCTATTTTATTATTTAATTCTGTCATTTTGTTTCCTCTGTACTGGCTTTGCCAGCAAATACTTATCACCCATCAATGCAATCACAGCTTGAACTCGTTTCTCACGATTAGGGTCTGGCTCAACCTTTAACCCATAAACGCTTTTAAACATCAAGGCATGACCATACTCATCAATGAAATCGCTAATGAAGTCCATCATACTAACTGCTCTAGTTTATAAAGTTTGTATTTGCCAGACTCATGCCAGATGTCATTAATCTTATAACCCTGGTGGCGCAGTTCACCAACCCTAGTGGCCAGCTTCATCGTGCCAGCTTCATGTAGTGCATCGAGTGGGGACTTCCATCCCCTGCTTAGACATTCAAGTATTTTTGCTTTTTGTGACATGATTAGCTCCTTTTTAATTGGTCAACTGTTTCAGTTACTTCTGCTAAAAAATTAATAATCTCTGTTTCCATGTTGGTTATGAACTCTGCATCACGTTCTACACGTATAACGATAAGCTGTAGGTTGTCTGGGAATGTTGGGTTGTAGCTTACAAAGTCGCACCACCTAGCACCGGTACAAGCCATTTGCATTTGCATCTGGGGGATATACTTTGTAGGGGCTTTCTTAGTAAGCAAAGTCTGACCATGTGCTGTTTGCCCAGGGCATTTAATCTCGATCAAGCCGTAGTTACCAACAAGACCATCTGGGCTTGCACCTGCCATTTCAATGCTTGGATGTTGGATAAAGCCCACTTCCGTTACAAATACATCGTTTAAATGCTCGTAGGCGGCACGTGCTAGTGGCTCACGTTCCGTTCCTGTGTCCATTGATGTATTGGTATAGGTTTCCTCTTTTAAACCCGTTAGACGTTCACAAACGAGTTGCCAGCGATAATTAGCACGACTAGCAGACTCCCCTGTTTTGACTGTAGCTAATACATCGGCTACTCGGCTGGCGGTTACTTTGCCTATACGATCAGCAAACCAAGACTCTGTGCGTTGCTCATTCATTTTGATTCACCTTCAAATAATGATTTCATTTCATCTTTGGCAGCAATGATCTGCTTGGTGGCTGCAGCATCGTTTTGCACTTTAGGGTAAACGTCTTTAAATGCTTTCAATAATTCATCAAGTGACTTGGTGTCGGTAATTTGTTTAATTAATGCTTGTATATTAATTGTTGGTTGTTTTTGCTCTGGCTGCTTTTGTTGGTGTATAGCATTAACCACTTCATTTGCCGAGGCAAACTCTGTGCCGCCAATACCGAACGCTGCCAATGCTCTACCTATTGCTGATGTTTCGCAGTTCTCAACGTAGCTGGTGCGGTTGATTTGGCTATTAGCTCTGAACTCTTGGGCGTGACCGTTAGCAATCAGGCGGCTGTCCTCGTTTAGTATGCCAGCTTCAACAATGCACTCATCTGAGTCAATCTTAATTATTTTAGTTTGGATGGTGTACTCAGGGTAAAACTCTCTAAATCGTGCAACACGACTAGCAACCGTTTCATAAGCCTTACCATGTATTTCAACAAATCCTTGTTTTGCCATTTTCATTCTCCTAAAGATTAATTTCGGTGTCAGCATCTAAACCGTTAAGGTCTAGGAAGTCTGCTAGTGCGTCACCAGATTCAAGTAGTTCAATTAAAGCTGTGCCGTTGCATATTGAGTAGTTGCTGTATAAATACTCGCTAAACTGTTTTTGCAGATCGGCTTTGTGTTCTTGGTATTCGTTAATGGATAACTCATCCATCACCTCTGCTTGAAATTGTGCCTGGCACATATTAAGCTCCTATCAGTAAGTAAAGAAAAGCAAGCATAGCCATGCTAAGGACAAAGCAAACACCTTCTATTGCTGGTGTCCAATCTTTTTTAGGTTTGTGGTTTTTATAGTCAATCATGATTTACTCCATCGCTAGTTCTAAAAGCCAAGCTGCGTGTTTGTTGGTGTCATAGTTTTCATCAACAAAGTATGCTATTTCGCTTATGCGTTTATTGTAAAGGTCACGAATACGACCCAGCTTATCGTCATTAGCATCGTAAAGAATCACCAGCACCTGGTCGGTAATGATGTCTAGTTCCTCAACGTAGTCTGATAAGTTTGGTGAATTGATTAAGAACTGCTCAACTAGATCGGGAATGTTGCAAGGTATGGTTTCAGAAAAATCATCATCAAATTTTGCTCTAACGTATTTCATAATAGTGTCCTTTGTAGGGGCTTGCGCCCCGTTAATTATTCGTTGTCATTCATTACATAGTTGAATAAAACAAACTTGGCACGATTAAGTGTTTGTCTTGCTGACTCATCCATACCAAACTCAATCTCTTGTTGCGCATCAGACATCATGCTTGCAACAACCATTAAGTAATTCCCAGTCATTTTTGCTGAGATATCGTTGTCTAAGGATTTGCGTAAAGACTGTGATGTGCAGCCGTAGCATTGCATATCCCATTCAATTTGCTCTTGAGTTTGTGTTGAAGTTGTTGCTGTTGTCATTTTGTAGCTCCAGTAAATCGCACCTGCTTGGTACGTGAAATAACTATAATTGATGTAAAACTAAAATGCAAGCTATTTTATAAATATATTACATTTATTTTTAATTTAAATTATAATGCGGTTTTAGGAGAGCAATATGGAAACACAATTAGAATATGTAAGACGCAAGCTGAACGATCCAAAGATAAACATTAAGGCGGTGGCAGCAGAGATTGGCATTAATCGTTATCGCCTGGACAAGATAGCTAGTGGCGGTGATAGCAGCTATGCTTTGGTTGAATCGCTATATGTGTTCTTTAAGGCGAGCAATGAATGAGCTGGCTCTTTTCGCAGGTGCTGGTGGCGGAATACTTGGGGGACATTTGCTTGGATGGCGAACAGTCTGTGCAGTCGAATGGGAATCTTATCCAGCAAGCGTATTGTGCGCCAGGCAAAATGACGGAGTTCTGCCGCCTTTCCCGATTTGGGATGACATTCAAACCTTTGATGGAAAGCCGTGGCGAGGAATTGTTGACGTTGTTTCTGGGGGCTTTCCCTGTACGGACATCAGCATTGCAGGACGAGGCGCAGGACTTGATGGAGAAAAATCATCAATGTGGTATCACATGGCAAGGGTGGTTAGCGAAGTTCGACCCAGATTCGTATTTGTGGAAAACAGCCCAATGCTCATTCATAGAGGACTCGGGCGAGTCCTTGGAGACCTTTCCAGTCTCGGGTATGACTCGCAATGGACTGTTATGGGAGCAGTCGATGTTGGCGCACCGCATCAAAGGGACAGGGCGTGGATTGTGGCGCACACCAGACACGGGGGGGGGGGGGGGGGCATAAGGCCAAATAAAAAAAGGCCCAAAATAA